GGTCGAGGCTTACAGTCCGTGCTGACTCGAATGCAGAAACATCTTCCCGTGGCAGGCAACGCAGCCGCACCAGGAAAGATCAGCGCCAACTCCCGCTTCATTGGGGTATCAATTATTAATGATGGTTTGGGTGAAGATGTGCCCGAAACTCAGATGGACGCATTGATTGATTTGTGCGCCTTTCTGTGCGACGGACACAAATGGAACCCGGACTCCACCGTGATAGGTCACAAGGAATGGACTTCTAGGAAAGTCGATCCTTTGTTTTCGATGCCTGAGCTGCGGGTGATGGTGAGCCGCCGCATGATTACGTCTGTCCCCACAATGGTTTTGCCGAAAGAACCTGATGACGGCATGGTGCCGTTCCCTGGGACGCTTCGGAAGGGGTCACGTTCGGTTGCTGTAAAGTTTATGCAGGAACGCATAGGTGCAACAGCGGATGGTATTTTTGGACGAAACACGAAAGCTAAATTAGTTAGATGGCAACGCTCTCAGGGGCTTGTTGCCGATGGAGTATGCGGCCCCCAAACGTGGGGTCGTCTTCAACTGAAAAGGAACGACATTGTTCAACCAGCGTTTTATTAAAGACTCTTTAGAGCGTGGAGTATCCACGTTCGCTCAGGCTTGGGCTGCCGCTATGGCTATCCCCGGACCTGACTGGGGTGACTCCCTACAAATTGCGGGAGTCGCTGCACTTATTAGTATCGCTAAAGCTATTGCTGCTACGCGGGTGGGGGACTCAGAGTCGGCATCTCTTAGTAGCTAGGAAGATGGGCTGTGGCAACGCAATATCGGTCAGAAATTGCATATAGGGCATCAGGCGTCGCTTATGGGACGCCTACAACTATTACCCCTGCCACCATTGCGGCCACAGCAACCATCCCCACCGATTTCGAGTTCGAGTACCGCCAGTCTGGGCAAGCGTACCGAAACAGTTACGACTACCGTCAAGCCCTAATTTCCGGCAACGTCTATCTGGTTGTTGCTACCCCGGCTGCGGTCGCTGCCACTACTTCGATCACAGCGACCGGTGGAATACCGATCACGGTATCTGTTTCAACTATTGCTGCCGTGGCGGCTGTTCCTGCTGTCGATATTGACGCTAACTACATTCATGTTGATGCGGGCATAGCGGCGATATGTGCTGTACCTGCCCCCACGATTCTGACTGGGGCGTTAATGACTCCAGCCACGATTGCTGGGGTCGCAGCGTTACCTGCGTCTACCCCCGAAGTTGTGGTGATCGCCAACCATGTCAGTGGCACGGGCGCTGTCCCAGATCCGACACGGGAATGGCATGTCCTCCCAGGGACCATTACCTGCACCACCACAATGGGTGAAGAACCCGTGTACACCCTCCTCGAAATGCCGTACACGATGACTCTCCCACCGGTCGGTTTGCGTGAAGACGCCACCCCTGCGGCGTATGCGTTACGTCGCCATTACGCAATGCAAAGAAAGGGAACGAACCTGATAATTATCAACAACACTTCCATTCAGACGTTCCCCCCCTCCGATTGGAGCACTGTGACAAGATGGATATATGGGGGACATGCGTCCCCCAAGGACTTTACGTCCACCGAAATATCGTTACTAATCGCCAACGGATACTCGATTGATGTTGGAGCTGGAGCCTGATGCCTGTTTACACTTACCGTTGCCTGGATTGCGGCCTCACGTTCGACGTGCATCATGGTATGGATGAAACCCACGATGAGAGTTGTGAGGGTTGTGAAGGTGTTGTCCGCAAATACTTTGGCAACGTCCAGTTCGCTCCGTCAGCTACCCCTTCGCGAAGCGACATTGACTGGGGAGTATCGAAACGTAATGAAAAAAACAAAGACGCAGACATGGCCGCGTATAAGCGACTCCGCTCTGAGGGCTTGCAGCCCCGTGCTATTAACGGGTCTTCCCATCTTGAAAAACATGCAGGAACAGCGCATGAGATCACAGCGGGCCAAGTCCTTTCTAAAGGCGGACGGAAACGTAAAGAGGCGGCCCTCAACGAAGTTCTCGGGAGTAACTGATGCCAGCACAAGTATGGATTGATTCGACAAGAGACATGCTCCTGTCGGGCTACGTCGAGGAACTCGATTTGGTGACCACCGCTCCCACCCCAGCGACTACCGGCACAACTCTGGTGGTGCAAGGTATTGCTTCTTCCATTGTTAAAGGCGTCGTCATTGAAGTGAACGCCGAGTTGATGTACGTCATTTCGGTAACTTCGACCACGATTTCTGTGATGCGTGGCTACGCCGGATCAACCGCAGCCACCCACACCGCTGGCGACATTGTTCGTGTGTCCCCCAAGTTCCCCACTCATCGCATCATTTCTTCCCTCAACGACGATTTGGCTGATCTGTCTGCCCCAGGGCAGGGGTTGTTCCAAATGAAAACCACGAGTTTCACATACAACGCTGGAGTGGACGGCTACAACTTGGAGGGGTTGACTTCCGCCGAGATTGACTCAATCTATTCGGTGACATACGCCGACATTGGAACTGAAGCTGCGGAGCCTGATGTGTCGTCGTGGCGTCTTCGCCGTAACCGTGACACCGGTTCGTTCGACAGTGGGCTCGCTTTGATTCTTTACAGTGGTGCGTGGCCGGGACAGAAAATAACGGTCATGTACAAGTCGCCGTTCACTCCGATCACTGACGGCACTACTGCCCGTTCCGATGTGGGGTTGGCTACCACCGCCTACGATCTTCCCCCGTTGGGTGCCGGTATGGCGTTGATGACAACCACTCCGATACGTCGAGAGTTCCTTGACGCTGAGGGGACTTCCCGTATGGCAGACGAAGTGCCTCCTGGCGCTATTTCTGCGTCGTTCCGTGATCTGATGGGAAGACGGCGTGCCCGTGTCGAAGCTGAGTCTGCTCGTCTAATAGCTCAGTACCCGCAGTTGTGGACTCGTAACTCTGCTATGCGTCCGACCGCTCAATGGAGCGGATATACGTCGTGAGTTTTAATGCCGAATCGTTGCCGGTTGAACTGGATGGTGTGTCCTATCTTGTGGACGCACGCCAGTATGGGCGCACTACGGTTCCGGCGTTGCGTGAACAGCGTGACACAAGTGGTGAAGCTGGTGAGAACGCTTTAGATACGAGTGGGGCGTGGACTCGCTCCCAAACAGATTGGACGTATGGTGCTGGTCAAACGCATTTTGATTTGGCTGACAGTGATCGTCGCAGGTTCAACACTTCTGTGGGTGTTGATGTCTGGACGAAAGGCGAAGCGAGCCTCCTTCCTATCACCGAAACAGGGGGGAGTACACCATCGTTCACCTCTGGTGACATAATCACTCAGCGGGTAACGAACGCTGCTGGCACCGAATACTTGTATGTTGCCAACGGCACCACGGTTTATTTCTCCTCGAACGCTGCTGCTGCGAGTCCCACCTGGAACTCTAGTTTCACGATGTCGTCAACGGTTACGTCGTTGGCAAGTGACGGCCAGTACGTTTATGTGGCGTCGGACAGTACCACTCTCCCCGAACGGGCACTCATCGGTTCAGCCGCCGGAACATGGCCTGGGAGTGTGGAGGATGTCAACTTTGTTGCTGTCGCCGCAGGTCGCCTTATCGGTTTCAAAGACAACTCGATCTATGAGTTGGATGCTGCCGGTAGCAAAGCCACTTCGTCGCTTGATTATTCTCTTCCTTTGACGGGAAGCGTGTGGGTGGATGTGGACGCTGGACCGGGCGGTATTTATGCGGCAGCGAACACCGACGACACAGGAGCCGTGTATCACATCGGGGTCAGTTCGACTGACGGTACTCTCACCACTCCCACTATTGCCGGTGAACTTCCTCGCGGTGAAAAGATTAACGCCATCTTGGTGTACGGTCCCGTGCTGTGTATCGCCACGAACAAGGGGTTTCGTACAGCTCTGATTGATACGAACTCGAATGGGATAACGATTGGTCCGGTGATCGAAACTGGTGGCGAAGCGTATGAGTTGGAGGCTGATGGGCAGTTTGTTTGGTGGGGATCAGGGTACGGTAATACTTTTCGTGCAGATTTGACTCGGTTCACTGACACTCTCGTCCCTGCTTACGCCTCAGATCTCGTGAGTGCCGAGTCAGCGACCGCCGCAGACCTCGTTAAGGGGGTTACCCGTCTAAACAACAGCGGCGACCCTAAGCTCTTCCTGGGCGTTGTGAGCGGAGGTAACGCTGTCTTGCAACGTGAGTCCCGTACTGGTGTGAAAGTTGCTAGTGGGACACTCAACATGGGTGAAGTTTCGTGGTCAACTGTCGCCCCGAAACTGTTACGTTCCGTCACTGTCCGCCAGGACCGTGCCCAATACACATTCAACGAACCCAAAATCGAATACGGCCAGTCGAGTACCACATACAACCAAACCGAGTACTGGTATCGAGGGAACCCTTCATCGGCTTTCCTGGGTACCCTCACGTTTGGTGCCACCAACGACGCCAACGTCACCGACACCCTCACCCTCACCTCCGGGGTGCCATCAGATTTCACGTTCACCACAGAATCCTCCGTATCGTACGAGTTTGTTATCACCATGACCCGCGACACCGGCGACACCACTAAAGGCCCCATTGTTGGGGACTGGTTGACGTTCGCCATTGCCACACCTTCCCGTGTAGACGAAATCATTCTCCCCATCGTGCTACGCCGCCAGGTGTTGACTTCCCGTAACAGTGGAGCCCCAGCCACATTCGACTCGGGGGCAATCTTCACAACGCTGCGACAACGCATGGAATCTGGGGTCACTCTCTCCTACAAGGAGGGGACTCGTAGCGAGAATGTGACTATTGATCGTATCTCCATGTCCCCGGATCGGTTATCCGACAACGGAGAATGGTGGGAAGGTATCCTCACTGTGAGGCTACTGACCGTACCTGCGTAAGGGGAAGCCTCAATGGCGAAGGTTCTATTTTACGATATCGAAACCGCACCCAACCTTGCGTATGTGTGGGGGCAGTACGACCAGAACGTCGTGAAACAGCATCGGGAATGGTACATAATGTGCTTCTCATACAAGTGGGAAGGACAGAAAGCAGCGAAAGTAGTCGCCCTCCCCGACTTTGAGCTGTATGACAAAGACCCAGAGAACGACCGAGAAGTCGTCCAGGCGTTATGGAATTTGTTCGATGAAGCTGATGTTGTGATAGCTCACAACGGCGACAAGTTCGACATGAAGAAAGCCAATGCCAGGTTCATTGTCCACGAAATGGGGCCACCCACACCGGTGCAACAAATAGATACGTTGAAAGCATCGAAACGATACTTCCAGTTCAACAGCAACAAGCTCGACAACTTGGGGACACATCTGAGTTTGGGTAACAAGGTGACGACTGGGGGGTTTGCTTTGTGGGAGGGATGCATGAACGGTGATGAGAAGGCGTGGCGCACGATGAAGAAGTACGCTCGCCAGGACGTTGACCTACTCGCTGACCTGTATTACAGGTTGCGTCCGTGGATGACGAACCATCCGAATCTTGCGTTGCTTGACAGTCGCCCTGACTCTTGTCCGAGTTGTGGTCACGATGTGCTGCATCAGCGAGGGTTTAGATCTTCGAGGGTTGCCCAGTATGTGCAGCTTCGGTGTGCTAAGTGTGGGTCGTATTGTCGTCAGCGTGTGCGGTCTGACAGTGCGTCACCTAATCTAGTGCCATGAGAGTATTTTCATTCGGAGGCGGAGTCCAGTCCACAGCAGCTTTGGTACTTGCAGCTCAGGGAAAGATCGACTACCAAACTTTTATGTTCGCAGATACAGGGGACGAACACCCAGAAACTTACGAGTACCTGGAAGAAGTTCATAAACCTTTCGCTGAAGAACACGGGCTAGAAATTCTGTGTCTTAAACGAACTTGGCGTGATGGATCTCAATACTCGATCTTGGAACAC